AGCAAATGTAGGATTAATATATTTTAACGCATACACTAAATCTTCAGCATCAAGCACCGATGCACTCATTGATGCTGCCATAGCGTGAGTTACATTTGTAGCATCAGAAGCATTTAATTTATATGCCTGCAATGTTCCGTATAACATTTTAAAAGTAGTATCAAGATCCATGTTTTGTGCAGTTGCAAGGTTGATAACTTCAGGCATTAATGTATAAATATCTTCAACCTGCATACCTGCCTGAGCCATACCATACATAGACTCCATGATCTCATTTGCTGAGAACATTGTATTACCAGCAAGGGAAAAGGCAAAATCTTCTAAATCTTTCTTAACATCGTTTACATTACGTCCCATCAAATCAAAAACAGCGGTAGTTTTCTGCGACGTTGAATCAAGTTCACTACCGATTTCAAAAATGGAACCTGCAATACGAGTAAGAGGATAGACCATTGCGACAGAAGCAGCACCCGTAGCACCTACAACAGTGTTGCCGGTTGTTTTGAGTGTTCTTTCAATAGAACCACCCATACGTCCTATTGTTCCTGCCATTGATGCACTAGTAGCGGCAGTAATACCTTGTGCCTGTGCCATCTTATTTTGAAAGTCAGTAATATTACCGCCGACATAAATTACAATGTCATTATCTCCAAGTTGCATCAATCTCACCTTTTCTTCTGCTTCTGTCGTTTAGCCTGCTTTGCTTCTTCAGCATTCTTTAAGGACAATATTTTAGAAATAGCAAGATACTTCTGTTCCGGTAATTGATTCAGGTGTTCCCATGACCAACCAAAAGCATCAATTAATACAAAGTCTGCAAAATCTTCATCGTCAGAACCATTCCGTAAGGCATGTTTCCATCGCGCTATTTTTTTTTGTAATAAGTATCCTCTTCCAGAAGATTACGTAAGTATTTACGTTCTTTGAGTTTCTTACGCACTTCTGCTACTTTATTGTTTGAAAAAGAAAGTTGTCCTACTTCTTCTTCAACTTGAGTTCCTTCGGCGCTTCCTGTGTATTCGTCGCGTAACCTCTGAAAAAACGGTTCACATCGCCGCCAAGAACATCCTTACACTGTTGGAAAATCTTATCCATTTCCCCAATAGGAACAGTGTCAAAGTCCTCTATATTCCACATCTTATTTGTAGCGAGAGAAATCGTAGTAACCACAATGAAATCTTCTTCACGCTCAGAATATTCAATAATTTCATCGGGATGCTTGTTTGCAATCATAGCAAGAGCATCTTCAATTTTCATACTATCGTCAAGTTCATCCTTGAACCTGGATAGAAGATCAATAAGCATTGCTTTCTGCATCTTCCGAACCTTACGCACAATACCATGATAAGGTTCATCAGACAGTTCATATGTTTCATTGTTAATAATAACGTTAACCATAATAATCAGTAAAAAATATTTAGGAGGCTATGGTAAGCCCGGTAACTTGCAGCGATTCCAATTTATCCCCAATAACCTCATCAGGCTTGACATCAAGGGGATACTCGGGGAACTGAACACCCGTAAGCGTGAAAGTCTTGCTATCACACGTAAACTTAAATCCACACTGTGTAAGTGCTCGAACCTGTGTAAGAAGATCAAGATCATCATAATACAGTTCAAGACCAAGTTTAACGTCCTTACCCACGTTTACAACACCTGCAATATGAGTGCTGTTAGCAGAGGCAAGATCCTTGAGATAGACATTCTTATTCGAGATAGACAACTCAATCTCACGCACAATATCAGTAGCATCAGCCCAGGTAGTCCCATTGTCTACACTTAACTTAATGGCACTAATATCATCACACGTAAGCATTGCATCGGTGCTCTCCGTTGCATTACTACCCGTTCCCTTGTAATCAGTAGCGGAAGGTGCGGCAGCATCAGCAGCAGTAAACTTAGCAGAACACTTCAGCACATCATCTTCAGGAATGGTGAGCGTAAACTCATCAACTACACATCCCTCGTAGAGAAGATACTTATTCGTCCCACCTGTGATAATTGCACCAATCGTAACGGAATTAATACCATCTACAAGACCAGTGCAAGTAGTATCATCACCACCAAGCGCAAACCCAATGAAACCACTCATAATGTCCTGTGGCACATACTCAATCTCTACGCCTGCTTCCATCACAGTCTTAATATGCTTATAGGCAGCAGACTTCGGATCAGTGTAGGCAGCATCCGTAAAATACCGCGTGGAAAATGACTTTGGTTTATCCGTAAAC